AACGGCAGTGTTGATTTAGTTGAAGTTAAACTTGAAATATTCGGCGATCCTTATTTTATAGTTGATAGTGGAATGGGCAACTGGACCGATCAGCCAGGAGATTTAAATAGTACTGCAAGCGGTCAAGTTGATTATCAACGCAGCGAAGTTGATGTTTTATTAAACTTTAGAACTCCAATTGATTATAATCCGGATACTGGAGGAATGATTTACCCAGAAGATACAGTTCCAGTATCGCAGTTTAATGGATTGTATAGAGTAACTGCTATTGAAAACAAAATTCAACGAAATAGGTTTACACAAGAACTTACATTGCTAAGACGTCGAGGCCAGCCCGACGATACTAGTACAACAGGAACATCAGATCAAGCAAATAAAGTACAAGATGCTAACAGAGCAAGTCAAGTAAACACAGGATTTAATAGTTAAATGCAAAACAATGGACCAATAAAAGCAGAACAAACAAGATCAGTTGATAACGGACAGCCTACTTCAAAGTCTGGCCCATATTTGGCTAGAGTTATTAAACATGCCGATCCTTTGTATCTCGGAGCATTAGAAGTTGAACTTTTAAAAATAAGCGAAGCAGGAACAGCTGGCGAAACATTAGGACAAACGTCAATAGTTTATTATGCAAGTCCATTTTATGGAGTTACAGGTGCCCAACATTTAGGAAAAAACGATACGTATTCAAATACACAAAAAAGTTATGGATTTTGGGCTATTCCACCAGATCCAGGAACATTGGTATTGTGTACATTTGTAGAAGGAAGCAGAGAGTTTGGTTATTGGTTTGGTTGTGTACCTGAAAGAGGTATGACATTTATGTTGCCTGGCGGACAGCCTAGTACTGAACAAACCAGCGGCCCAGTTCCGAAAGAATTAAAAGGTAAAAAACTACCAGTTGGAGAATACAACAAAAAAATAACAAAAATACAAACCAACAATCCTGTAAAATACAAAAGACCTGTTAATGAAGATTTTATTACTCAACTAAAAGAACAAGGACTTGTTGAAGATGATATTAGAGGAATAACAACTAGTAGTGCGCAACGTGAATTTCCTAGTGCAGTAGTTGGATTAAGTAGTCCGGGACCTGTTGACAAGCGTGGCGGATCGCCGCAAGGCAGAATAGGAATAAAAGAAAGCCAAGCAACAGTGCATGTAAACCGTTTAGGCAGTAGTAGTTTTGTTATTGATGACGGCGATGATAAACTTATAAGAGAAGGATCACCTGAAGATACTCCTTACAAATATATCAACAAAGAAGCAAGCGAACCCGGCGGCGATGTTACACGCCCTGCAAATGAAATGATAAGATTTAGAACACGTACTGGTGCACAAATAATGATCAACACCAGTGAAGATCTAATTTACATTAATAATAGTAGAGGAACAGCATGGATCGAAATGTCAAGTAATGGTAAACTTGATGTTTATGCTAAAGATAGTATTAGTTTTCATACAGAAACAGATTTTAACTTTGTAGCAGATAGAGATATAAACTTTGAAGCTGGCAGAAATATTAATATGATTGTAAATGAAAGTATATATCAAAGTGCTGCTGCAAATATAGAAATAAAAGTTGGTGCAAACGGTAATATTACAACCGGTGCTGAAATAAACATCAGAAGTGCTGCTGGTGCAAAAGTAACAGCTGGCGGCGACTTTAGTATTGGTGCAACAAATACAACAATCAAAGGTGGCGACATACATCTCAACGGACCAGATGCACCAGAAGCAGCAGAAGCAGTAAAAGCCAAGTTTCCACAACGAGTTCCGCAGCATGAACCATGGCAAGGCCACGAAAACTGGAACCCACTAGAAACAGCACCAGATAAAACAGAAGCAGTTGACACAGAAAGTCAAGATGTTCATATGGATGAACGCCCGGTACACACTGATAGAACACCAATGAACGAGCTAGGAAAAGAGGAATAAATACTACTAGGAGGGCAATATGGTAGCATTTGCAATAAACAACTCGCAGTTGGTTGAGCCTATTGTTAGAGAATCAATATCTCGAGGAGTAGAAGGAATAAACCAAGCATTAGCTAATGCACCTTTGCCCACAGTAGCACTTGTTGGCGGCATTGCCGGCGGCATACAATCTGGTAATATTGAAGGTGCTCTTCAAGGCGCAGCAGGAGCAGTATTTGGATCAATATCAGGACAACTAGCTAGTGCAGCAGGCGCACTACAAGGCATTTCAAATCCAGCTGCCTTTGTTGAAAACTTAGGTTTTGTTAGTCCTGCTACTCTTGCAGCAGGTAATATTCCTGCTATTGCTGGTATAAGAGTACCATTTGGAAACTTTGGTGCACCTGCTGGCAGTTCTTCAGTTACAAGCACTTACGCTGGCGGCACAAACGCTACTAATCCAGCAGAGGTTAGAACAGAAATACAAGATGCAACTACTAACACAGTTGATTACATAAAAGATAGTTTTTTACAAGGCTTGCAAGGTGGATTAAGTAGTATAGCAGGATCAGCACTTGGGGGAATACTAGGAAAACTTCCTGGTGTAATGGGCAACTTACTATCAAGTACAGGATTATCTGGTGCATTAGGAAGTGCATTAGGAGCTATCGATGGTGCTATTGGAAATGCACTTGGTGCAGTATCGGGCGCATTAGGAGATATGGCTGGAAAACTAGCAAGCGGTTTNGGAGCAGCTATTTCAGGCATACCAGGAGTGGGCCCNGTGTTTGATCAGTTTAGTCGAGGAGTTGGAGATTTTACAAAAAATCTTTCAGGAGCACTAAACGGGTTACCACCTGATTTACAAAAAGTATTAGGCGGCGCCGCTGCAAATGTAGGAGCAAATCTAGTTGGAAAAATATTCAACAAACCAAGAATTACTAGCAAAGCAGGCAAACAAATAGCCAACGACATTATATTCAATGATAACCCAGTGGGCCAACTTAATAATATGGCAAACTTAGCCAAACAAATAGATAAAAAAACATTCAAAACAACAAACGATCCTGCATTTGCAAATATGGCAACTGCTTGTAAGAGATGTGCTAAAAAGTTTGGAACTAAACTTGTTAAAAAGAATAATGGGTATGGAATAAGCATTGAAGAAAAAGCAAAAGAAGATACAATATTAGGCATTGTAGTAGATGGACAAGTTTTTAAAATAGGATCATACGATTTTGATAGAATAGTAGAGTTGAATCCTAGTAATAGATCCGCTGAATTATTAAAATTACCCGCTGAAAGTCAAGCCGCCTTTAACTATATGACAACAGGATAAATACGTTATGGCTACAAATGAAAAACCCTTATACAAAAATGTAACAGTATCAAATGATATTACTAGTCCTCCTGTAGTTTCCAAACAATACAGAGGAGTTAGCACAGTAGCTAATCCTAAAGGATTTAACTTATATGATATTAGTATAATCAAGCAGGATATTATAAATCATTTCCATATTCGTCAAGGCGAAAAACTTGAAAATCCAGAGTTTGGAACTATTATATGGGATGTGTTATTTGAACCATTTACTGATGACTTAAAACAACTTATTATTGAAGATGTAACAGAAATAGTCAACTACGACCCGAGAGTTAATGTTGATAGTGTAATCGTTGACAGTTACGAAAGTGGTATACAGATTGACTGTTCGTTGACTTATATTCCTTACAGCATTAGCGAAAGTATGCGTATAAAGTTTGATCAGGCCAACGGATTAATTTAAAGTACGCAGTTTTTTACTTCAGGTAAATATACTATAAAGTGAGGAACCGCGAATGTCAACGACAGATAGGCAAAATAGACTTCTACTAGCAGAAGACTGGAAAACAATATATCAAAGTTTTAGATACGCAGATTTCCAAAGTTACGACTTTGACAATCTACGCAGAACTATGATTACATATATCCGTGAAAACTATCCAGAAGACTTCAATGATTATATTGAATCTAGTGAATATCTTGCACTTATTGATCTTATTGCATTTTTAGGACAAAACCTTGCTTTCCGCACCGACCTAAATGCTAGAGAAAACTTTATAGAAACTGCTGACCGTAGAGAAAGTATTCTCCGTTTGGCAAGGCTTATTAGTTATAATGCAAATAGAAATATTCCAGCCAACGGATTATTAAAAATTGAAAGTGTTAGTACCACAGAGGATGTAGTTGATGCTAATAACAACAACTTGTCTAATCAAACTATTATTTGGAATGATCCTACCAACTCAGATTGGTACGAACAGTTTATTAAGATTTTAAATGCAGCATTACCAGCAAACTCGACGTTCGGTCGTCCTATTAAAAAGGCTATTGTAAATGGTGTAACAACTGAACAATACAGATTTAGTGCAAATAATACAGGGTTGCCTATATATAGTTTTACAAAAAGCATAGATGACACTTCACGCAAGTTTGAAATTGTTAGTACTAATATTGATACAGATAATACAACAATATATGAAGAAGAACCGTTTCCTGGAAACAAACTAGCATTTTTATATAGAGACAATGGCCAAGGCGCAGGAAGTTCAAACAGTGGATTTTTTATGCACTTTAGACAAGGTAGTCTACAAGAAAATGTATTTTCTATATTAAATCCAGTTCCAAACACAACTGTAAATATTGACAGCGACAACATCAACAACAGTGATGTTTGGCTTTACAAGTTAGACAGTAACGGAAATGAAGAAGCGTTATGGCAAAAAGTTGAAAGCACAGAAGGCAACAACATTGTTTACAATAGTGTTACCAAAGGTATTCGTGATTTGTATAGCGTATTAAGTCGTGTTAGTGATAGAATAAGTCTTGTGTTTAGTGATGGAACTTTTGGAACATTACCAAAAGGTGATTTTAAAGTCTATTATAGAACATCAGCAAATGCGCAGTTTAATATAAATCCAGCTGATATGACAGGAATACAAATTCAAGTTCCTTATATCAGTAAAAATAACTCAGCAGAAACACTCAACATAGTTTTAGAACTACAATCAGTTGTTTCAAATGCTGACCAATCAGAAACCAATGAAAGTATTCAAACAAATGCACCTAGTACATATTACACACAAAATCGTTTGATAACTGGCGAAGATTATAATATTGGTCCTTTGGGTGTAAGTCAACAGATTATTAAAACAAAAAGCATTAATAGAACCAGTAGTGGTATTAGTAGATATTATGATCTAAGAGATGCTACTGGAAAATATAGTAATACACTAATGTTTGGCGACGACGGAAGTATTTTTACAGAAAATCTCAAAAACAAATTCAGCTTTAACTTTGTTTCAAAAACAGACATTGAAGCAGTTATCAATAATCGAGTATTAGAAATAATAAAGGATACGCAAACTAAAAACTTTTATTATAAAAACTTTAGTAGAAATACAAGTATTGCTGACTTAAACTATACATGGAATGCTACAACAAACGAAACAAATCAAAGTAGTGGACTATTCCAAGATCAGTTTTCTATACCAGTTGCAGTATCTAGCTTTACAGCGACAACAATGAAATTTGTTGCTGCTGGAAGTTTAGTCAAGTTTACTCCTCCAGCAGGATATCATTACGACAAAAACAATAAACTAGTATTAGGCGAAGTATCTGCATTAGGTGACAAAGAATATATATGGACTAAAATTATAAGTGTATATGAGAATGGAACAATAGGAAATATTGACAGTACATTAGGACCTATTATATTAAATGATGAAGTTCCTAGTACTAGCAAACTTTCAGAAATTATCCCAGTATTAAATAATACCATTGTAAATGATACATTATCACAAATGGTTGATCAAGTATTTGCATTTAAAACATTTGGATTACGATACGATGTTGAAACAACCAACTGGAAAGTTATTACAAATAGCAACCTTGATACAACCAGTGCATTTGATACTGGAAAAACTGGAGATGCTACAGGCACAAATCAAGATGCTAGTTGGGTTTTCTTGTTTGAAACTGATGGTGAAAAATATACAGTAACTAGCCGTGCTGTGAGATATGTATATGAAAGTGACAAGCAAATACGTTTTTACTTTGATGGCAATGATCGTATATACGATAGTAAAGTTGGTAAGATTGTTACCGATAGTATTAGTATTTTAAGTAATAATAATAAGCCTGATTCGTTAACACCGTTCAACCAAGATTGGAAGTGGCAAGTTGTTAAAGAATACAGAAGTGCAGATGGGTATGTAGATAGTAAAAAACTAGAAATAGGATTTACTGATAGCGATGCCGATGGAGTGATTGACGATCCTGATCTATTTACAAATATTGTTGCACCTGCTTATTTGCCAGACACAAAATATATATTTTCTAAAAAGTTTGAAAAAAATGATGTTGAAACATATGAATATGTTAGTGCCGCAGCAGAAAATATTGTAGTAAAACAAACTGAAGCAGCAATCGGAGCATATAGTTTGTATGATGCTGCAACAATATTTTATATTAGTAGTACTGATGTATTTAAAAAGTTTAATGCACTCCAAACAGGATTAGAATTATCTATTGATTACAAAGCATACAAAGGCAGAGATAATATTAGATTTGCCTATAGCCATGCTGCTGCTGAAAATCGTCGCATTGATCCGAGTAGTAGTAATATTATTGATTTGTATATTTTAACAAAATCTTATGATATTGAATATAGGAAATACCTCAAAGGCGATATTGCAACTAAGCCATTGCCGCCTAGTAGTGATTCTTTGTTTTTAGATTTTGGCAATGATATTAAAAAGATTAAATCAATCAGTGATGAAGTAATATATCATCCTGTAAAATATAAATCTTTATTTGGTTCTGAAAGTGATACTGATGTGCAAGCAACATTTAAAATAGTAAAAAATACAAATCGTGTTGTAAATGACAATGACATAAAATCACGAGTTGTTGACAGTATTAATGAATTNTTTGCATTAGAAAACTGGGACTTTGGCGAAACATTTTATTTTAGTGAACTAGCAGCATATATTATGAAGCAAGTTGCACCTGATATAAGTAGTATTGTTCTAGTACCAAAAAGTGAAACACAATCTTTTGGCAGTATGTATGAACTAAAAAGTGAAAATGACGAAATATTGATTAGTAGTGCAAGTGTTAGTGATGTTGAAGTTATTGATAGTATTACTGCATCAAGACTTAAAGCAACTGCAAATGTTATTACAAGTAACGAAGTTTTAAATACAGGTGTTCAAAGTACAACAACTTCAACAACTACCATTACTGAAGGAAATAATTAATAATGGCATACAATGATGATCAAAATGAATATCCTGTACCAGGAAGTTCTAGTGCAAAAAGAACTTCGGCTTCGTTGCTTCCAAGATATTTTAGAACTAATGCAAATAAAAAGTTTTTAGGTAGTACAGTTGATCAGTTAACTAATCCAGGTGTCGTTGAAAAGATTAATGGATTTGTCGGAAGTAGAACTGCTAAAGCAGTTACCACTCAAGATAGTTATATTAGTGATATTAACTCTAACAGAGAAAACTATCAGTTAGAACCGTTTGCTATTGTTCAAGATAATCTTGGAAATGTAGAGTTTGATGCCGATTATGTAGACATACTAGGACAAATAAGTGCATTCGGCGGCAACACTAAAAATCATGACAAACTTTTTGCTCAAGAGTTTTATGCTTGGAACCCGCATATTGATTTTGATAAGTTTACTAACTTTAGAGAATATTATTGGTTGCCAAATGGACCACAAGAAGTTCCTATAAGAGGACAAGGCAGAGAAGTAGTTAGTACATTTACTGTTGAAACTGTTGTTGATGACGATAATACTGCTTATGTATTTTCACCAGATGGCGTAACACGTAATAAAAGTATAAAGTTGTTTAGAGGACAAACATATAGATTTGAAGTTAATGTTCCAGGCCATCCTATTAGTTTTGCAACAAGCAGACAGAAAAAAGTCGAGTATTCAAAAGATAGTACATTAGTTAGTACATTATATCAAGAAGGTGTTGTACTAACACATGCAAATACAGACGACACATTAGTAAATCCACAAGATTATTTAGAAGATGGATTTATCGAAACTGGCGTCATTGAATTTACAGTGCCAGGAGACGCTCCTGAAAATCTTTATTATGTTAGTCAAAGCGATATTGACAACAGTGGTGTGTTTAATGTATACGATATAGAAGAAAACAGTGATATAAATGTAGACGAAGAAATCATAGGCAAGAAAACATATACAACCATTAACGGCTGGGATATGTCAAATGGTATGAAAGTGTATTTTCAAGGCAATGTAACTCCGGCAACGTATGCACAAGGTTTGTATTATGTTGAAGGTGTGGGCAAATCTATCAAACTAGTTCCAGTTAGCGACCTAGAAGTTCCGGCTATATTTACACAAGACACACAAGTACCGTTTGATGTAAACGGATTTGACCGTGTTCCTTGGAGTAATGCTAGAAGTTATGCAGGATACAAAGATTACATTTGTATAAACAGAAGAGACACTAGTAGAAATGCATGGGCAAGATACAATCGCTGGTTCCATAAATCAGTTATTGAAAAAAGTGCAAATATTAATAATCAACCAATCGAGTTAGATCAGTCGGCAAGAGCCAAGCGTCCTATTATTGAGTTTGAACCAAATCTGCGTTTGTGGAATCATGGTAATACAGCCAAGCTCAATGTTGATTTAGTTGATACATTTACAAAGGATGCATTTAGTACAATCGAAGGTACTGCTGGATACAACATTGATGGAATCGATTTAGTTGACGGAATGCGTATATTATTTGTAGCAGATACAGATATTTTAGTAAAAGATAAAATATTTGAAGTTAAGTTTATTACTCATACCAACACCACTCAAATAAGTTTGATCGAAACAGCCGATACAGACCCTGTGCTAAATCAAACCATACTAATCAAAGACGGTGTAAAAAATGCTGGAAAAATGTATTGGTATGACTCAACTGGATGGAAACTAGCTCAAGATAAAATAGGCTTAAATCAAGCACCAAAGTTTGATTTATTTGATAGTAGCGGAAACAGTCTTGGAGATACTACAGTTTATGATAGTACAGATTTTGCTGGAAACAGGCTTTTTAGTTATAGAGTCGGTGAAGGTGCAAATGATACAGAACTTGGATTTCCTCTTACATACAAAAACTTTGTAAATATTGGCGACATTGTTTTTGATTTTGCATTACTTGCAGAAGATTACAAATACAAAGTTAATAATATTTTTACAACTATAAGCAGTGATGTTTTCTTTTTACAAGAATACAACAATCAAACTATATCTTATACCAATGCTTGGAAAAAAGCAAATATAAAAAGCAGTCAATATGTTATAAGAAAATATACAGGCGAAGATTATACAAATAGATTCCCAGTTGATGTTTACAATAATAGTGCTGAGTTAACCGATTTAGAAATCAAAATATATGTTAATAATGAATATAACCATGATTATCAAATAGTCAACGAAAATAAAACAACCAAAGTTGTACTTCCTAAAGACATTGGGTTTACTGATATTGTTGTTATTAAAACCAAAAGCTCGGCAAACAAAAACGACAACGGTTATTACGAGATTCCACATAACTTTGAAAGAAATCCGTCTAATAAAAATATTACAGAGTTTACACTAGGCGAAGTAAATGATCATGTCGAAGGACTTGTTTCCGAAGTTGCAGCATTTTCAGGAGTTCAGCCAGGCTTAAACAATCTAAGAGATTTAGGCCCAGTTGCAGAATATGGTAGAAAGTTTGTCCAACATAGCGGCCCGCTAAATCTTTCGCTTTATCATTTGGTTAATAAAAACTCAAATGTTGTTGCAGCTATTAGATATGCACTAAATGAATACACAAAGTTTAAAAGACAGTTTTTACAAACTGCAACTGAAACATCATTTGACGGAACAGTAAAGGAATATGTTGATTTTATTTTTAATGAGATTAATAGTACAAAGACTACAACTACTCCTTTTTACAGTACAGATATGGCAGCCACTGGTGGCAGTAAAAAGATTGAATATGAAATACTTGATAGTAGATTAACAGTTTATTCTCTCTCGACAGTTTTTGATAAATCAGCCATCAGTAATAAAGCATTGTATGTGTATCTAAACAATCAACAACTTGTGTTTAATAGAGATTATACATTTACAGGAACAGGCTTTGTAGATATTACTGCAACCCTAACTGATGGCGACATATTAACCATACACGAATACGATAATACTGAAGGTAGTTTTATTCCGCCAACACCTACAAAAATAGGCATGTTCCCGGCATATGTTCCTGAAATATTTGTTGACTCTAGTTATCAAACTCCGCAAAAAGTTATTAGAGGACACGACGGCAGTATTACACTTGCTTATGATGATTATAGAGACGACTTGATTCTAGAAATGGAAAAGCGTATTTTTAATAATCTAAAAGTTGATTACAATCCAGACATATTTGACATAAACGATATTGTCGGAGGTGTTGATAGAAATACAAAGATCACATCACAAGAAATCAACAACATTATTATCAAAGATTTTATTGANTGGACCAGTGTTGCTAAGATTTCAGATTATACTAAAAATGACTTTATAGTACAAGGTGAAAGTTTTACTTATAACTACACCGGAAGTACAAATGATCGCAACGAAGCAGTACCAGGATTTTGGCGAGGCATTTATAGACAAGCATTTGATACTGATCGTCCACATACACATCCGTGGGAAATGTTGGGTTATGGAATACAGCCAACTTGGTGGGAAAGTGTGTATGGCCCTGCACCTTACACAAACAACAACTTGATACTTTGGACTGATTTGCAAAACGGCGTGATTAGAGAGCCTGGCAAAACAGTATTAAGAAACAAAAAATATATTAGACACAATCTATTAAATCATATTCCAGTGAATGAAAACGGACAGTTGATATCACCAATGGACAGCGGTTATATAAGCAACTTCAGTTATGCACCACAAAGTCAAAACCTATTCAAGTTTGGCGATGAAGCACCGACTGAAACAGCATGGAGAAGAAGCAGTGGATATCCGTTTAGTTTAATGATTGCTGCATTGATCATTAGACCTGCACATACAATGGGTATTGGATTTGATAGAAGTAGAATTCAGCGTGATATTGCTGGAAACTTGATTTATACTGCTACAAACAAAAGAATAAACACAACAGATTTAATATTTCCAAAGATAAAAAATGCTGTAAGTGCAGGATTTTTAAACTATATCAGTGAATACATTAATGCAGACTCGTTGTATCCATATACTACATATGTTGACAATCTAAAACTATTAAACAACAAAGTAGGATTTAAACTTGCTGGCTTTGCTGAAAAAAGCAAACTAAAACTAGTATTAGATAGTAAGACTCCACTCAACAAAGGAAATATATTTGTTCCTGATGAAAACTATAGTATTGTTTTAAGAACTTCTAGTCCTCAAGATGTAGCAACCTACAGTGGTGTAATAGTCGAAAGAACCGGAAAAGGATATCGCATAAGTGGATATGATAAAGATCTTCCATCTTTTAAATATCGCAATCCAAGAGAAAATGCAAATGATCCGTTTGTAAACATCGGCGGCATCAGCGAAAGTTATATACAGTGGACTGAAAACAAGTTTCTTGTTGCTGGCAAACTTATAGAATACAATGATAGATATTATAGAGTAAATGCCAACCATACAACTGGAGCAGATTTTGATTCGAGTTTGTACACTCCGTTGCCGAGCCTGCCTGAAAATGGCGGTAGAGGTGCTTATTTTAGAAAGTCATTCACCAATGAAATACTAACACTTGATTACGGAACAATATTAAATGATGAACAACAAGTGGTTAACTTTCTATTAGGCTATCAACAATATTTAAAAGACATTGGATTTAAGTTTGAATATTTTAATAAAACAACTGAATCTGTTGAAAACTGGCAACTAGCATGTAAAGAGTTTTTGTTTTGGATAACACAAAACTGGGCAAATACCAGCACTTTAACATTATCACCATTGGCAAATCAAGTTGAGTTTGAAAAGGACTTTTATGTAGTTGATAATATACACAGCAATCTTTATGGATTTGCAGTATTGAACGAAAACGGAAATGTGATTAGTAAAAACCGTTCTAGTATTTACAGAGACAACACCAACAGATTTACTCTAACATCAGAGGATGACGGAATATATCTTCTCAAGCTACCGCTGATACAAAAAGAACATCTTGTGTTGGTTGATAATACAACAGTATTCAACGATACAATCTATGTACCTGAGACAGGATATAGACAAGAGCGTTTGAAAGTTGTAGGATATAGAACAGACGACTGGAATGGTAGTTTAAATATTCCCGGATTTGTATACGACGATGCTAGGGTTACTGAATGGACCAGTTATAAAGATTATAAAACCGCAGAACTAGTAAAATACAAAGAGTTTTATTATGCAGCTAGATTTACACACAGTGGCACACAAGATTTCATCTATGGAAACTGGAGCAGATTAGACAGTAAGCCTACAAGCGAACTTAAACCAAACTGGGATTATAGAGCTAATCAGTTTGCAGATTTTTATGATTTAGATACAGATAACTTTGATAGTGAACAACAAAGATTAGCACAGCATCTTATNGGATATCAAAAGCGTGAATATCTTGCNAACATTATTCAAGATGATGTTAGTCAATACAAGTTCTATCAAGGATTTATACAAGACAAAGGTACCTCAAATGCTGTTACGAAGTTATTTGACAAACTTGGATCAGCAGATTCTGATAGTGTTGAACTATACGAAGAATGGGCAATACGTGTTGGTAGATACGGCGCAACCACAAGTTACGACGAAGTTGAATTCAAACTAGACGAAAG